TTAATCTCCCTCTACTTCTTCTTTGGAAAGTTCAAGTATATGGTCATAATTAGATGTTGTTTCCTCTTCTAGGTAGCTAATTCTTTCTTCTAATTCTTCTTGTTTTTCTTCATTTCTGTCATTGTATTCTCCTTGATAAATAACAAATTCATTGTGACATCTTCCGAGTCTATTTATTCTCCTCTTTAAGTTTCTAATCTCTTCATTTCTTTTCTTCTCTTTTAAGAATTCATAAGTTCCTCCCAATAAAATTCCAAGTCCCAATAAAACACAATTTTTCTTTTTTAACATTTATTCCTCCTAGTGCGTATTCATAATACTTTTTGCAACTGTTCCACTCTTAAACATCATAAGTCCAAGTAGTAGAGCATATCCTAATATACTAAACAAGCTTGCGTGAATATCTGTAACCTGTACCGTTCTAATTAAAACGGTGTAGATACCCAAACATATCATCAAAAACAAACCTTGTAGTCCCAAGGCAAAAAGTCCCTTGATATAATTTGTTCCAATCTGACCCCATTCTTTATTTCCCATAGTCGCAAATGGTATGGATGATACTGATGAGTAGACATATATTTCAAACATACGCCCATATACTATTAAGGTAATAGTTAAAGATATACATTGAATTGCAATCCTAACAAGGCTTGTTTCAACTAATATCATTATTAATGCACCAACATCTTTTTCTTTTAATGTATCAACCATTGCAACTATCTGATCTCCTGAAACAGTGGCAGAAGTAGTGATTACCCCTGCCGCTTTGTTTACAAGATTTTGTGCCACATCAAAGACTGCCATTGAAAATTCAAAGGCATGGCTTGCAAGGTAGACTGCTATAAACATCTTTATAATGTATTTGAAAAACTCAAAAGTATCTGTATCATGCATATTATTCTTCTGCATAACCATATTTATGAGTTCGATACATAAAACTGCTGTTATGATAAGACCTGCTATTGGAACGATCACATTATCATTAATGTTTTTTATGAAGTTATATACTTCTCCATTCCAACCCATTGGTGTCTTCCCAACATCAGTTGCAATAACTCCTACCTTGTCATTTATATCTAAGAACATGGACTCAAGATTTGCTTTGATACCTCCGAGTAGCATATCCTTAAAAAATTCAGTTAGCTTGTCAAAGATACCAAACATAGACTTTCTCCTATTTTAAAGCATTTGCAAGTAGTGGAATTAATTTGATACCGATTAGCACAATTCCTCCACCAGCCATAAGCTGCTTAATACCTTGAGATTTAGCACCAGGGTTATCATTACCATAACCTTCCATTAAGTTAATAACTCCCCATGCTCCTAAACCTGCACCAATTGCAGTTACAAGTGTCTTTAAAACTCCAACTCCAGCTGTAAAAAATTCCATATTATTCCTCCTCGTTTTCTTTCTTATTTTCTATTTTATTTAGTGATTTAACTATAAAATTCTTATAGACCTTATCTCCTTTTTTGTTTTCTTTGAAATATCCAAAGACATGGATCAGATCTCCTTTTTCAAATTCTTCTACAATTTCTACCTTTTCTCCATATACTGAGCAATTTGTATATTCTTTGCCCTTTCCATAATTTTTAACAAGAGCAAAATTTGCTACTTGAACACTTTCTCCATCTTTTTCAAATTCTGAAAATTCAGCTTCCTTAACTAAATTTGCATTAATATTTATCATTTCTCTATCCATTAATTTCTTCTCCTTAATCTATAAATTTCAATTAAAAAAGCGACTGAACCTATATTTCAATCGCTAAATGTCTTATATATTAAATTGTTTTAAGTGGGGCTTCTTATCCTTACCATTTTAGCCTCCTAATTTTGAATATAAAAAAAGACGATAGAGTTTTTAATTTCTATCGCCTGTTAATACCTTATTTCTAGTCTTCTAAAATTGATACTTCAAGGTCTATCGCTTTAAATGTAACAGTTATTCCTACTTCTTCTTTTACTGTTTTTTCAAATAGCTCAGCTATATCATATGGGGACATATCATATATATCTTCATACCATTCATTACTTTCATCGTACATTGTCTCACATATTGCTTCAATATAATTTTTCTTATCCATAGTGAGTTCTGTATCACTTTCTAAAATAAACTGCTCACCATTTATGTTTAATATAATTAAAGATGATTTTCTATTTTCACACATTTTACTTTCTCCATAAACTCAAATATTTAACCTATTTATCTTATAACTTGATTTTAACTTTACCTTATCTCTATTTGTTAAATACTCTTCCACATCAAACAAGTTTTTCTTATCATAGTCTTCCAATAACTTATAATTCTTATGCTTTGTAATATCGAATTTATCAGACAAGAAAGGTCTTACTCCTCTTAGTTGGTATATACACTTACCACCATCCATTACAGTTATTTCATCTTGGCTCATAAGTTCCTTCCCAGTCTTTTGATAATTTAGTCCAAAAGATTTTTGGTTAGATCTTGTTTCTGACGTGTTATATAAGTCTATGGTTTCTTTTCCTAAGGTTTCTGATAATTCTTTTACTGTTGTTTTTTCTTTTCCTCCTAGAAAAAGCGTTGAATCACAGTTACCAACTATCGTATCTGCATGGTCTTTGTAAATTGCTTTTAATTGAGATTGTGCTTGTAATATTATGCTTGCAGATATTTCTCTTGAACGAATTGTTGCTATTAGTTTCTCAAATTTTGGAATTAAGCCTATATTTGCAAACTCATCAAGTAGACACCTAACATGAACTGGAAGTCTACCACCATACACATCATCTGCCTTATCACATAGTAGATTAAATAGTTGAGAATACATTATTGAAACTACAAAATTAAATGTATCATCTGTATCTGATATTATTACGAACAAAGCTGTTTTCCTATCTCCAATTTTATCGAGTTCTAATTCATCTTCACTCATTAGCTCTCTAAGCTCTCTTATATCGAAAGGTGCAAGTCTTGCTCCACAAGATATTAGAATCGACTTTGCAGTTTTTCCTGCTGCAAGCTTATATTTCTTGTATTGCTTAACTGCAAAATGACTTGGATCTTTCTTTTCAAGAGCTTCAAAAAGCCTATCAATTGGGTTCATATAGGTTTCGTCATCTTCTCTAACCTCACTTGCGTCAATCATATCTAAGAGTGTTTTAAAATTCTTTTCTTCTTCAGGTGTTTCATAATAAATATACCCAATAAGAGCAGTGTAATATAACTTTTCAGCCTTTACCCAAAAATCTTCTCCTGCCTTTTCTCCATCTCCCTTGGTGTTAGCAATTATGGTTTGGACAAGCTTTAAAATATCTTTTTCACTTCTCAAGTATGCAAAGGGATTGTATTTCATAGATTTTTTAAAGTTTATTGTGTTTAATATCTTTATGTCGTAACCATTTTCATAAAGCATTTTTCCACATTCTAACACAAGTGTGCCTTTAGGGTCTGTTACTACATAGGAAGAATGCATTTGCATTAGATTTGGCTTTACATAAAATCTCGTTTTACCTGATCCAGAACCACCTATTACTAATACATTTTTATTTCTGGCATATTTAGGGTTTTTAGGTCTTGAGTTCATTGTTAGTCTTTCGGTATTAGTTATGAGAACATTGTTTTCAAACTTAGGGTCAATATATGGAGCAATATCCTTACTTTCTCCCCATCTTGCAGATCCATATTCCTTGCCTTGCCTATATTTCTTTTTGTTTTTACCTTTGCTGTAAACAATTAACTTAACAAGACCAGCAACTGAAATACCTACTAACAAGTCCCTTGGATTAAGGCTTGGTATATAAGATAAAGTTCCTATATCAGAAATTCCCACCATTATTTTATCAATAATATCTCCTCCTACATAAGAATTGATGTGCTTAGAAAAGATATTTCCAATGTAGAAGAATGATAGATAGGGAATGTTTGATAATATAAATTTCTTTGGGTTGTCTATTTTAATTAGGTTTTTAATATCAGAAAGAATGGCTTCTAATATCTTATTCATCGTAGAAACCTTCACTATCTAATAAAATTAGTAGGTAGTGTCTTCCCTTTGGTGTTATTAATGTTTGTATTCCTACAAGTGTACCTAGTGGATCAATCCATTCTTTTACTTCAAAATATCCCTTGTTCTTATCTGCATAAGGTAAGAGTTTCTTTTTCTTATCTCTGTAAATTAATCCCTTATCCATTAGAAAACTTATAAATTGATTTTGTGGTATTCCTAACTCTTTGGCAGTATTTCTAAAGTTTGTAAGTAGGTTATAATCTACTAATTTGTCATAATAATCTGCCTTTGGTCTTAATTCTTCAATTTCTTCTTCTCTTTCAGCAATAATTCTATTGGCTACAAGAATTGCATCTGCAAGTAGATCTTCATTAGTTTTCTTTTCTTGCCCTACTATATATCCTCCGTTTTTTCTAATACTTGGTAAGACTTCTCTAGTTACCCAAGCTTTGAATATTTTTGCTTGTGGTAGTTTTGATGAGAGGATAAGTGAATACAATCCTGATTCGTTAATTATTGAAATATTCTGTATTCCTCCAGGGGTGTTCCATTTCGTTACACCCTTATCTTCTTCGTCTACATGGTCATAAATAGCTTTTCTGGGATTGACATATCCTAGCATAGTTGCTACTTCATTTGCTATAAAGAAAAACTCACCATCTTTTTCAATAACAGTGAGTTTCCCAAAATTCTTATTTTCAAATGTTTTTAGATTACTTATCATAAGCTTTGCTCCTTATGTTTATTTTTAACTTTATCTTTACTAATGGTGTCCTTAGCCATATCTTTAAACTTATTTATAGTCTTCGTTATTGAATCTTTTCTATCGGCCTTTTTTTCAGAAGCCTTAACTGCTTTTTTAAAGGCGTGTTCCATTACTTTTATATCCTTAGATTGAAAAAACACAGAGTGGTTACCAGTTTCCTTATCTTTCATAACAGAAAACTTCACTCCGTGTTTGTTTAAAATTTTCTTTAATTCTTTTAACTCAGGATCTTTTAGATTAATTTCTTCTAACTGTCCCTTTTTAACCATATCCTTTAGTTTTACTTCTTCTCCATTATTTTTTATTACATTTTTCAAGCCTCCTTGATCTTCTATTTGCTTGTGAACTTTCTTTAAGGCATCAAGAATTGCTTTACTTGTTGCTTTTGCAAGCCTTACTTCAAGGTTAAGACTCGACCTAGATACTTCTTCATTAATCATCTATTCCACCTCCATATAAAAGTAACTCTTTGTATTTTCTTAACTTCTCTTGATGGATTTTTCTTCTAAAATCTTCTCCCGTAACTTTAACTGGTATTGTCATTTCAAGTATTCTTGAATATATCCTCTGATACTCAAGTTCAATATTAGGATTTTGAATAATTTCCAATGATAAGTTTGTAGTAAAAATTGTCGGCCTACCTTTTAAGTATCTTGAGTTTATAATGTTATATACTTGTTCTCTTGCATAAGATGTATCCCTTTCAATTCCAAGATCATCTAAAATTAACAACGGAATGTTTGATAGGTTATCTATAATTTCATTTGAATCTAGCTTAAATGCTGATTTTTGTATTTGATTTATAACCTGAGATAAATTCATAATCTTAACTTTAACTTGTTCTCTTTCAATTAATTCATTTGCAATAGAACAAGCAAGATAAGTCTTTCCACTGCCAACATCTCCATGAAATAAAAGTCCAACATTGTCTTCCTTCATTTGTTCAAAACTTTTAGCATAATTGTAAGCAACCTTGTAAGCTTGACCTTTTTCATTTAAGAATCTCTCAAAATTATATTGGTGTTGGAGTGGCGATGAGAAACAATCTCTTTTTAGCGATGATATTTTCATTAGTCTTTCTCTTTCTTCATTTTCCTTATCTCTTTTTATTTCACATTCACATTTAATTCTGGGAATAAACTTTGTAAAGCCAAGGTCAAGTAATTCTCCATCGACTCTTTTATCACATACCTTACAATAAATATGTCCATTTCTTTCAATATCATTTTCTCTTAATACAAAATCTTTTAAGTTCTTCATAAACTCTCTCCTATATCGTAATTCATTTTCCTTGTTGTATTATCATTAATGTTTTTTGCCTGATCATTAAGATACCAATTGATTATCGTTGCCTTGTAATCTTGATACACTCTGTTATTTGCTTTCATATATGACGACAACCTATCAATGTAGTCACTAATTCTACTTCCTAACTCATTTGTTAAGTCCTTGTATTCTTCATCAGTCAAAAATATGTTTTTATATATTCCATAAGGCTTTTGTCCCTTACTAAAATCATTCTTTCTTAACTCATTATTACTAATATTGTTATAGTTACCTTCCGATTTTCGGAAATCTTGAAGTCTGTTATTAGGAGTTCTTGAATTCCGATTATCGGAAGTCTGGACTTCTGCTTTTCGGAAATCTGGATTTCTATTATTTGAATCGGAGAAAACACTCATAAAATCTTTAACATATATCCTATTTGGTTTTCCAAGTCCTTGTCTTTTCTTTTCTATCAATCCAATTCCTGATTTTATATCAAGCTCATTTATAATCTTTAAGGCTTTATCATTAGCACAGTTAAATTGCTCTTTAATAGCATCCATTGTGTAGTAAATAAAGACTTTTCCATCTTCATCTATCCAGCCATTTTTATATGAAAGACCCATTCGATTAAGCATATATGAATACAAAACTTTAGCTTCAATAGAAATGCTCTCAAAAATCTCATCTTCCATTAATACCATAGGTAACCTAATGAAGTTATACATCTCAGATTGCCTATTATAAAAATAATCAAAATTCATTCCTACCTCCTCTCTTTAAAATAAAAAAAGACGACAGAATTATTGCTTTCTATCGTCTAAAATTTACATATTAAATTTTCATCACAAAATAAGACTCTTTAAAGAATCCTTAGTTTTATTGGTATGCTATTTACAATACCCATTGTTAAAATGGATACTCTAAGCAGCACACCAACTATTTATTTTTTGAGTTTTAAACTTTGGTAGAAGTCTTGAACTCCTTATATTTACATAACTATTTGCCTCTATCACTATTATGACACGAAACCCACTTGCCACATCAGCACCTGCTTTCACTCCTGCCAGAGCACCTGACATATTACTTAAAGCACCAGTTATATTACTTAGTCCAATAAAAAACCTACCTATCGTTCCAACAATTGGTCCTATAGCAGCAATACCTAATAAAGCTTTTACCCAACGTTCAATTTCTCCCGGTTTCATTTGTTCAGTTTTTTCAACTATGCCTTTTAACCAGTCGACTAAATCTTTTAAAACTGGAATAAGGATTTTTCCAATTTTAAGTCCCAAAGCTATGAAATCATTTTTAAGGATTTTTAATTGATTACCAGTAGTTTTGTTGAAAATATCAACCTCTTTTTGTAAAGCAACATTAGACTCATAAGCTTTAGTTGCATCATCAACAGCATTACCCAATAGCTTATTTGCACCAGCGACTCTTTGTAGAGTATCAACTTCACGAATACCGTTCATATCCAAGGCTTCAAAAACTTTTGTTAAATCCTCGTTTTTATCCTTCATTTTACCAAGACCTTCTATAAAAGCTTGAATAGCTTTCATAGGATTTTCTCTCCAAGCCTTAGCAAAACCTTCAGCACCAAGTCCTGAAACTTGACCTAAAACCTCTAACTTCTCACTTGAATTTTCAGACTCACTAGCAAGCTCTTTTAAATCATCACCGGTCATTCCAATAGCTTGACCGATTTCATCTAAAGCGGCTTTACCTTTTTTACCGCCTTGAGCCATTGCATTTTGCACATCTTCTATGGTATATCCAGTTCCTTCAAGAGCCTTGTTAAGCATACCCATTCTTTCTTGTGTAGAAAGAACAGCAGTATTCATTTTCATCATAACCCTTGAAAATGATGATCCACCTTGTTCTGACTTTAAACCTACAGCGGACAAAGCAGTAGCAATTCCCATAGTTTCAGCACTTGTAAGTCCAGCTATATCACCTTGGGCTGCAAGCCTTAAACTCATATCAAGAATTTCAGACTCACTTGTGGCATAGTTATTACCAAGTTCAACTATTGTAGAACCAAGATTAGATACCTTATCTTGAGTCTCACCTGTTATAGCAATAAACCTTGCCAAATCCTTAGCACCTTCTTCGGCGGTAAGGTTGGTAGCAATAGTTAAATCAGAAATAACCTTGGAAAATTCAGCAATATTTTCTTTCTTAATTCCAAGTTGTCCTGCCATCTCACCAATATTAGCAAGCTCTTTTGCAGTAACTGGCGTTGTCTTACTCATACTAACAAAGGTATCTTCCATTTGCTTTAATTCAGTATCAGTCATAGTAGTAGTCTTACGAACTCCAGCCATAGCATCTTCAAGATTAATAGCTTCTTTTGTTGCAAGAGTCATAGCACCTGTAATTGGTAAGGTGACTCTTTTAGTCATCCAATCTCCAGCACTTTTCAAACCATTTCCAACCTTTTCAAAAGATTCTGACATATTTTTAAGCTTAATGCTGGTTATATCACTTTCCTTGGCAAGCCTTTTTATCTCTTCTTTAGCATTTATTATTTCAGTTCTTAACTTAGCATATTTTTCTGTATATTCATCTTTTGAATAATTACCTTTATTAAACTCTTTGACTAACTCTTCTTGAGCTTGTCTACACAAATCAAGCTTCTTCTTAGTTTCATAAATTGAATTTGCTAACAAATCTTGTTGATTTTTAACAAGTCCAACATTTTTAGGATCAAGCTTCAAAGCCTTATTAACTTGGTCTAATAAATCCTTATTCTTTTTAAGACTCTCATCAACCTTAGATATCTTAGCTCTCAACTCCTCAAAGTGACTAGCTTTTTTCTTCATTTCATCAAGAGCTTTATTAAATTTTTTTAAATCATTTTCAGTAGCCTTGATATCTCTTTGTAAAGCAAACAAGGCTTCTTTGCCAATTTTTCCCTCATTAAACTCTTTTACAGCCACCGTATAAGCAGCTTTTAATTCTTTAAGTTTATTTTTAGAGTTTTCTATTTGCTTTTCTAATGTTTTAAAAGCTTGTGTATATAAACCTTGGTCACTTGGTCTAACCTTTAAAAGTCTATTAATATCTTTCATTTGTCTTTCAAGACTTCGACCCTTACTGTAGGCTTCATTCATAGCTTTTTCAAACTTGGTCATATCAGCACTAAATTCAATTGTTATACCTCTGACTTTTCTAGCCATAAATTACACCTCCAAACTTTTAAAAATTGTCAAAGTCAGCTTGTGTGGCAAGACGGACTTTAGGTTTTTTCTTGTCATTTCCATTCACTTTTCCTTGATATTCGTTATAGGATAAAATATAATCAACCAAATTACCCGGTGTCATTTGACTAATCATTTCAAAATCCATCTTGCACATAAGACCACTTTGAAACAATAAATCAGTATCTACTGTTGTTTCTCTGTTTTCTTTTGAATCTTCACTTCCGTATTCTTCTTCACTAATTTTTTTTTACTTCCAAGAGATTCCATAAGTGCTGGTATAAATTCTTTCATCACATCAATTATTGGAAATTCATCAAAACTTGAATACCAAGAAATAGGATCTCCAATCTCGTTATTTCCACACTTAGCGAAAGCCCAAATGAAGTTAAGAATATCAACCATTTCAAAACCAAAAGTGTTTTGTAAACTTTCTCCAATCATTTCATAGAAATCTTCGGTCTTAACTTTTTTCTTTTGTAATATACTAAAATCAAGACCCGACATAACTTCCCCAATCATAGGTACTATTTTGTTCATAGCGTCATAACCAAATTGATTTTTAAATATATAAAAAGCGGCAAGAGTGAATTTAAAATCCACTTTCTTGCCATTAATTTCTATTGTTTTTTGCAATTTTTACTCCCCGATCTTTGGTCCTCTTATTATTGTTCCTTCATAAACATTGTCATAAAATGTTTCATAACCAGTTTGACCTTCATAAAGTCTTGCCTTAATTCTTCCATCACTTGTTCTTGCAATAGCTTTTATTGATAAAGTATCTGTTTGAGGTTCTTTAGTTTCACCAATTGTTGAATGTTCAGCACTTGGTCTTGAAGCAGTAACTTTATATAAGATATTTCTTGTAGCCTTTGCATCACCTTGAAATTCAAAAGCCATAGCAAAAGGTTTTATTTTATCATTAATTGATTCAATTATTGCCCCATTTTCGTCTTTTTGTTGACCCAATATTCCAACAATAAATTCATCTGTAATCATTGCTATTTCCAAATCTCCAGAATATCCATTGTTTGAAAATGTACTATAATATGGTATATCATCAGCATAGAAAGTATTTTCATCTCCTTCTATTGATAATGATAAATTTACAGCTCCTGGTAACTTAATAACTTTTCCATAAGTTATTTTTGTATCACTTTCTTCTTCAATTGGGAATATGTGTACATTTCTTAAACCAAATTTTACTTTGTTTTCACTTGCCATTTTTATCTCCTTTAATTTTTGCATTAAAAAAGTGCCTTACTTTCGTAAAACACTAATTCTTATATTTATTAAATTGTGTAATAAATCACAAACATATTTTCTTCTTCAATAAACACATCTGACGACTTATCCCACATTATATTTTCTCTATCAAATCTTTCTTCGATAGCTCTTTCCATATCTTCATTCTTATAGATAAAATAATATTCAATAGTGTAGTCATACACCCTATAATAAATTTTATCTTCCGCACTAAAATTTGAACTACCTTTACCACGATAAACTAAAAATGGAGGTTCACTCTTTTTGATAGTTCCATGGTCAATATCAAGTTCAAAATTTTTAAATATTTCCATCGGATTTTTTATCATTTTTCTAATTTCCTAACAACATTTTGTTCAAAATAATCAGCAGTATCTTTTTCAGTCCTTTCTATATGAGGAATTGCTCTTGCTCTTCCATAAGTACCAAATTGATTTTTAACCACGTGACCATTTTCAAGTAGGTGAGTTAAAGTAGGTTCATTTACATTGTGTAAAGTATGTTTCATAATTAAACCACCCACATACTCTTTCTCATCTCTCCACCCACTAGCATAACGACCTTTACCAACCCTAGTGGATTTCCTATTGCCATCTCTTGGACTTCTTTTTTTAATAAGATTTAATCCAAATTCACTCGATTGGTCAGCCACTTCTTCAATCTTTTTTCTAGTTTCCAAAGTTTCGTCTTTTAATATTTCCTTTAATTGTTCCGATAAACTTTTCAATTTTCATCACTTCCAAGAATTTTTTTAACTTGTTCTCTAATTTCACTTCTTGGTGTTCCATATTGTTCTTCAAGGACTATCTCAATATCATCACGACCAGGTTTATAAGCACCTATAATTTTTTTCTCATTACGACCAAGCATAAGAGATGATGGAGAATAACTTCTTATAAGCTTAAATAATTTTATATTTTCATCATTTACAAAATCATTTAAATCCTTTTTCAAATCCATACTTTTACCAATAATCATGTATTGAGCACCTTCATATTGACTAATTTTCATAGTTATAACTTTGGAAGGTTTATATCTATTATTTTTACCAAGATAAAACTCCTCACGACCAATATCTCTTATGTGACAAAAGGCTTGACTTATGGAAATCTCATCAAAAATTAGATGAGTATTTCCATATTTGTCTTTTTCTTCTCTTGCTTTATTAAATAAAATTACAATATCATCATAGGTCACTTAATCACCCTCAATATCGTTTGACTTATTAATATAAAAATTTCTTAACCTATATTCAAGATGCTTAGGAAAACCCTCAATAGAATCACGATTGGAATATCTAAAACTTGCCATATCAACGACAAGCATGAATATATCCATATCATCAAGGTTAACACTTATTCCATGTTGTTTTTCAAGTTCATTGATCACACCTTTTACTATTGCATTAATGTATTCATCTTGAACAGTATTTAAAATTCCCTCCCTTTGTTTTACCAAAGTAGTGAGGGAATCTATTTTTTCACCGTTTTTCATTTTATATTAATTAAGCCCCAGTTGTAGGTGATGTTGTTGGAGCTGCAAATTTGCATCTTGCAAAAGCTTTAGGATTGATAACTTTACCGTCATATCTTCCTCTGATTTTATATCCGATATTTTCTTCAATCCATTGTAATCTATCGTTAGTATCAAAAGTCATATCTTTTCTAATTCCTAGAATATATTGGTTAAAATCCCCTACTACTATTTCATCATCAGGAATTACATTTGATGTTTCAATTCTAGTTCCATCTGGTAGAGTATTTCCCATACCATATACAAGTTTTCCATTAGAATCTTTTCCCCATGTTTCAGGATAAATCCATTTATAAAGTGTTTTTCTATTTCCAGCAACTGTGATAGTTCCTTGTGGAGCATTATGTTCATAGAATAAAACATCTATATCGCCTATAACACCCAAAAGTTCCAATATACTTGTAACTTTCTTTGTAGTTTTAACAACACTTGTAATTCCTTCAGGTTGTTTTTCAGTTGCACCCTTACCATTGTAGATTGCTTCGTCTAAAGCTTGTGCAATAGCCTTAGCAAATTCATTTATAATATAATCAGCAATTGTAATTGAGTGATGTTTATTTTCATTTACATCTTGTACAAAAGATTCACATAAGAATAGATATCCACCAAGCTTAAAGTTATCAAGTTCAACAGAATTTAATTCCCCAAGCGTTGTTTCTTTTAAAGGTTCACATTTTTCAGTCCAGTACATTTTTGGTGTACCAGCGTTCATAATAATTCTTGCTTTTCCGACTAAATTTAATTTTCTAACTAAATTATATAAAGAACCATAATCTCCTATTCTTTGGTTTATTTCATAATAAACATCATCAGGAATCATAAGTCCAGCAGTGTCTTTAGTCATTCCAGCAAGAGCCGCTTCTCTTTTAAAATATAAGTTAGTAAGATTTCTAAAAAATTCAACGTTCTCGTCTTTTTCAAGTATTCTTCCAACTCTTTGTCTTCTATCCATATTGTTAAAATTCAAATTAGCAAAGTTCATATAACCACCTCTTTTTTCAACTTGTTTCTTTTCAATTTTTCTTTCTTCGTTTGTTTCCTCTTTTTCTTCATCAACAGTATCTTCTTCGAGTTCAGACATTGATTTTTCAATTTCTTCAATCTCATCTTCAAGATTTTTCTTCTCTTCAAGTTTTTCTTTTTTCTCATTTTCGAGCTTGTCGATTTCTTCATTTACAACTTCGTATTCTTCATCAGTAGAGTTTTCGTCTAACTCATTGATTGTTTCTTCAAGTTCGTCTTCTCTTGTTTTAAATTCTTCAAGATTTTCATTTACTTTTTCTAATTTAGCTTTTCTTTCTTCAAGCTTTTTCTTAAGCATTAAGATTTTTAACTTCATTCAATTTCTCCTTTAATTTAGACTTCCTAAATTCTTCACGTTTCTTTTCAAAATCCTTTTTTCTAGCACTTATTGATGTGTTTTCATAGGCAGGAAAGGCAACAACACTCACTTCAATTAGGTCACATTTTTTAACAGTAAAAAGACTTCCGTTTGAACGTTCCGTACACTCTTCATCTGTTGGAATAAATCCAAAAGAGCACTTATCAACGTCACCTCTTTTTACTTTTTGATATAAAGAAAGGGCTTCTGGGTCATCTTTATTAATTAAGATTGAGCCCCACAAGCCCTTGTCGTCGCTTTTTAGCGTAAGTGTATTATTTTTTGTTCGACCTAAAACTTTCTCCATATCATGCCCTATCAAAGCTCTTATATCTTTTTCAAGTTCACCATCAAAAGCATTTCTATCAATTTTTTCATATACTCCATCCCAAAGCATAGTTTCGTCATCATAAACTACAAAATATCCTTCGATTCTTAAATCTTTATCGTCTTCCTTTTCACGAAAATTAATCTTGTTCGTTCTGTATTGAATTTTCTTCTCCGTCATCATTACCTCCTTTCTTATCATTAGAACTATTATCAGACTTACTATTAGAATCTTTGTTAGAACTATTATCAGAACCCTTTAACTTTTCTTGATCACCACTCTTATCCACAGGAATATAATTTTCCAAAATCAAAAGCTCATCTAATCCATCAAGTGGACTCATTCCCATAACATCACGAACTTCATTACCAGTAACTATTCCATGTTCAAATAAATCCATATATAAGCCACCTAAAGTATCAAGGTCATAAGAAAGCATGGATTTTCTATTAAAGACAAAATAATAACTGTTATCGATTAAAATCTTTCTAGTAAATTCTTGTTCAATAGCCTTACATATAACAGCAATTTTTGTCCTAATAAAATTGTTAAATTCGTCTTTATCAAATTCTCCAATACCTAACATAAACTCTGGTATTCCAAGAATTGCTGCAACTGATTTTTTATCAATATCAAATCTTTCGTTAATTCCAATATCATTTAAGGTAAGAGGTCTCATTTGTTCAACGCTCATCATAGAAGGTACTATCCAAGGTTGACCGTTTTTAGCTCTTTTTATAAATCTTTTTTCAATCTCATCACGACCTTTTGATGATTTTAAATCCGTTGGTAAAGAATCAACACTAATGATCACAGTAGGTAACATTTGATTTTCCAAAAAATCATGAACAGTTGACCTTGCTTGACCAAGTCCATCCATTAAATCTTTAAGTAAAATTTCTTGTCCCTCACCAATCCAAGGCTTTTTAAGATTAGGATTATATCTAAAATGCAAAACCTCATCAGGCTTATATATTTTGTTATCTTTGTTAAGTCTTATATAATAAGTCCTATTGTTTTTAAGATTTCTCTCATCATCAACAATGGAATATTCCCCGTAAGGAATTGTTTCAAATTCAACAAAAAGTCCATTTTTTGTATGAGGAATTATAAGAGCATTTCCATGTAGCATCATCTCTTGAACTATCCAAGAAATTAAAAGTTGCCTATTCATCTTCAAAGATGGTTCAATATCAATGAACCTTGAAAGTCCATTTTTAATTCTCACATCTCCATTTTTAGTATTTTTCATAAGTTGAATACTCATAGAAGATATGATTTCAGCAATCTTTTCAATCCCACCTTTAATTTCGGGACTGTCAACCATTGACCTATATCCATATGGTAAATACCTAACATATTCATCACAATCATAAGACCAAGCAATTAAAGCTTTCTCTTCTTCCTTTTTTCCATCAACATAAGGGTATTCTTTCTCCCTTTTAAAAAAATCTAAAAATCCAATATTAATCACCTACTTTCCTTAAACAATTCCATAAAAATAGCAGCTAACACATCTACCACGATTGCATTACCTGCTTGTTTATATAACTGACTATTACTATTTACTTTTTGTGCCTTATAAAAATCTTCGTCATTAATTCCCATAAGTCGCCAATATTCTAAAGGTGTGAGTTTTCTTATCCTTAAATCATCTGCAACAACATCTTTATTATCACTACAGGTTAAAGTTTGTATACTGTCTTTTTGAACCCTACCTCTTCGAGTTTTTCCATTTGGATTGATTAAATCTATACCATCTCCAGGATAGGCTTTTAAATAACCTTTCTTTGTAGAGTTTTTAATTGGTATACAAGGTTGTAGTCCACCACCTTGACAAGTCAGTAAAGTAGGACTTATCCCGTTTGAATCAAAAACCCTATATCTATCGGGATTACGTCTTTTATCACTTTTCAACTTATGAGTTTGAATTATTTTAGGTTCGACAACCACATTTCCAGATGATTGAAAATTTACAATACCTCGATCTCTTGCCGTTATACAATTAGCGATGTCTTTAGATTTTGGATTTTTAATACTTCCATCATAAACTGATTTTTCTTTTACATCATCATCTCTAATTATTTTTACAAGTTGCTTAACCCTATCATTAGATAAATAATATTTCTCATCTACATTTTCTTCCAACACATCTTTTAGTCTTGTTTTAAGAGTCTGTTTTTCAGGAAATTTATATTCTTCATCACCTAGTATAGATACACAAAACACTCTCTCTCTGTTTTGAGGGACTCCATAATCTTTTGCATTAAGAACTTTCCAATAATTTTTATATCCTATATCTTCTAAAGTTTTTAACCAGTTATTAAAACCTTCCATATTCTTTTTAAAAGTCAAAGCTTTTACATTTTCCATCAAAAGATATTTAGGCTTTTTATTTTTGATTATTCTTTCACATTCCCAAAGAAGAGAACTTCTTGTACCACTATCCTTATCAAATCCAGCTTGTTTTCCAGCCATTGATATATCTTGACAGGGAAATGAATATGTAAATAAATCAAAATCTGGTAACTCATCAGAGTCAATTTTACTTATATCACCATAGTTATTTATTTTTCCATGTATTTGTTCATAGCTTTTCAAAGCAAATTTATCAATTTCACTTATTCCAACTACTTCATAATCAACACCTATTCTTTTTAAAGCCATAGCTTGTGTTCCTACACCAGCAAAAGCTTCAAACACTTTTATCATTTCATCTCCTAACAACACCCTTGTTTACATTCCTATATCTTGGTTTTCTATTTAACTTTTTAAATTCCTCATCTGTAAGTATTCTTTTCATTGCTATAAAATACTTTTTATTTTTAGGATAAAGATTAGCGTCAATTAGTTTTCTACACTTATCAGCGTCTTTATAGCAATAAAAATGAGCATGCTGCTCATACAGTCCATGCTCTCTTTTAAGTAAATATGCTCTTTCCATTTGAGGATAATATTTTATACTTAGTTTCATATTTATATTTCTATTTCATCCAGTCTTCCCAAACCTCTTTATTAGATAAATCATTAATTAGCCTAACTTCGGCAAACACACTCGCATCAAATAAGTCTATTCTCAAATTAGGTAAGATTTTTTCATATTGAATCATATCGTCAGTTTTTTCAACTCCATGCACGTTATCTACACAATACTCATAAGCACTTGAATGTAGATAATACAACTCTCCACTTAATGCTTTACGTTCAATTCTTCTAAATCCTTTAGACTTATTTATATATAATTGAGGTTCGTCTACAATCTTAAACCCTTTATCTTTCATCATAAGATAAAATTCATCAGCAAACTTCCTGTCAAAACCAATTTGTTTTATCCTAAAACCACGACCTCTCATATCTACAAACCAATTAACTATATCAGCATAATTTACAACATCAGTATTGGTCATGGTTAAGTTTCCATCATCTAACCAACCAAAAAGAGGTATCTGGTCTTCATCAGCCTTTATATAAGCACGTGTGATAGGAAAAAAAGCATGAGTGATAATTATATCCACACCCTTATAAGTTCCAACAAGGGCAGCTGCTGTCAAATCGTGCATTTTTGATAAGTCAGCTCCACCATACCAATCTATATCAAGGTTAATCAATTCATCAATAGTCCAAGAATATTTACTATCACTTACCCTAAATGTTTCAAGATTGAAATATGATTTTAAACTTGATGTATAAACATTAAGGTCTTTTGCCAAAAACTCTTTTCTTGTTTGAGGATCATTTTGAGCTTTCATTGCATCAGACATAATATCTTCTGGTCTAATAGATACACCAAAATTAGGACTAGCCATCTCATGAATTTTAGGATTGGTAAAATCAACACTACCATCTTCTTCTTGGTCAGCCTTGGTTATAAATACAAATTGCTTATCATCTTCAATTTCATATTTACCAGTTTTTTCACTTTTATTAATAACTTTTTGACAATAAACTAATCTGTTATAACAAAATGAGTTCATATTATCACCAGCAGTTGTAATTCCTATTATTAATTTATTAGTGTAAGCACGAGTTGCCTTTTTCATCCTGTCATATTTGCTGGCGTTTTTATATTCATGTAACTCATCCATGATTATATAGTTAGCATTTAGTGAATCCCTATCAACAAGAGCTTCTATAGAAAGTGAACCTTTTTTAAATTCTCTTTTGATTGAGTGTTCATTATTATTGTCAAGTATTTTAAAATTATCTCTCTCACCCCAAGCTTTAATATTTGAAACAATAAAATTAAAGGCTTGAAGAGCTTGTTTTATTACAGCTCCCACAATATAAACTTGTGAATTATTCGCCATATCAAGTATTCCAAGTGCAAAAGCTAATGCTGCAGAAAAAGAAGTTTTTCCATTCTTTCTTGGTATCATAATGAAAGCTTCTTGGTATCTTCTGTTATCAGTTCCCTTCCAGTAAAATCCAAGAAGATTATATATTATAAATTTTTGCCAAGCTTCAAGTTTTAAATTATTTCCAGCTAATGGTTTACCATCAAGACTTTCACCTTGTATATGTTCAAAAAGATTTTCTATTATCCCTATTACAAAATTAGCTTCTTTTGTTTTAAAATCAAATTTAGGATTTTTAAGATCATCATTAAACCTACCTACTATCTGTTTTAATTCTTTACAAGCTACCTTTTTTCCACTTTGAATATCTTTTACATATTTTTTTACCTCTCTTAAATTTTCATTTTTCAACCTTATCACCCATTGCTTAACTTGAATAGAACTTCTTCAACTTTTGATATTTTTCCATCATCTTTATCAAAACTAGATTGTCTTAGTTTTTTAAGTCCCGATGGTGTGAGTCCTAATTCTTTTGAATAGGATAAAATATCCATTCTTAATTTTTCCATAGATTGATAGAGAGGATTTTTTACAATGTTGGTTTGACCATTTTTGTTTGTATGTTCAACAACCATTTGACAACCGTCTTTGACCCATTCATTTCTTGCCATTTCATAATCATTTAAAAGTCCGTCAAGAATGTTTATACTCAAAGAAAAAGACTCATCATAAGTTCCAACACCCTTCATACATTCAATTATTTCTTTTTCCAAATATCCTCACCTCAAATCTTTTTTGTAATTCTTTTCCCTCATTTGTCAGTTCATCACTTGTCCTATCGTGCATTTTATTATGTGCTTTGTTGGATAAACTTATTAAATTGTTGGGATCATAAAATAATTCAGGATATTCACTTGCAGGATATATATGATGGACTGTATTTGCATCAACACTTTTTCCATATCTTATGGAATCTTGACACATATACTTATCCCTCATAAGCACATATTCTCTTAGTTTTCTCCATCTTTTACTTTTATATTTTTTATATAAATTATTTTTCTTATATTTATCAAATTTGTTATCTTTTTTCATATACCTTTTCCGCCCACAAACTTTTTTTGATAGTATATAGTTCCCAGCATGCTTTAAGTGAAAGTATCGATAACTTTAAACTTACACACCTATAAATTCCAGCTTTAAAACTTTTAACACTTAAAAGCACCTATCCTTATGTAAAATTAGACAAAACAAAAACGACTATATTTCTATAGTCGTTTGCAAAAAGAAAAATAATGGAGGAAATGATTAGCATCTATATTTTTTAGTGGGTCTTAAATGACCATGAATCAAACTTTAGGAGAAATAAGTCTATTTCTTTAACCACTTCCACACTACCATCATACCACGTTTTTAACACCAAAGTTTCCACGATTTTTCCACACTTTTTATAATCAACAAAATATTCTTAATAATCACCAAAAAGCACCAAAGAAAAATGTTCCAGTGTTTTATTAGCAAGCTTATATATTTTGCTTGTTGAATAATGATATTTATTTTGAAGATAATCTAACTTGTCATATTTATAAGGTTTACCATATATTTCAAATATAATTTCCCACTCCATATCAGAAATTCCTTCCTTGCACATATCAACTTGTTTTATGATTTTTTCGTTTTCTTTTATGTTCGTTTTGTATAAATCAATTTCAGCCAATATATTTAAAAGTTTATCTTTATCCTTAACCCCACCATGAGGTGGTTTTTCCCCATATTGACCTATTATCTGTCCTTCCTTTCGACTTTCTAACTCTTCAACTCTCTTACTAGCATTTTCAATATATTCTTTCGAATAAACATATCTTCTTAACTTATCTTTTACTAATGCTACATATAAATCTTGCATTAAATCTCCTCGCCTATCAATTTGTCTTTTTAAAAATTTCTCTATTTATATAAAAACAAGCTTTATTTAAGTCTTTTTCCTTTTCTTCACCTTGTTTTTTACCAGCTCTTAAAACATATTTTATAACATTGCCAAGATTGAAATTCAAATCAAAAGCTTCAATTACATCAATTGTTTCAACCCCATTGGCTTTGTAATAATCAGGTCTAATTTCTTTCATCTGTATTTCCTTTCATTAAACTTGTCTTATCTTCCAAACACTTCAATATATATTCCAAAAATAAAACTATAGAATTTATACTTTTAACAAAAATTTTTATTAGAACTTCCCCTATTTTATAAAACATACATCCTATCCTTATTCAGCATAACCACCTAAATATTTTTCAACTGTTCTATTTAAAGGTATTTCATATACGTTATACATATAATTTCTATCATCAAAGTTGTCATAATCAAAGTCTTCATAATAGTCTTCAAATTCACAACCGTCGCAATTATCAAAGTGACAATCATGACAAGGATCTATATTATCAGTTTCATCTTCTACATCCTCATTTTTACATTCTAATTCCTTGACTTTATCATTTGCTTCTTTTTCATTTGTGTATATTCCGACTAGAGTAACATAGTCACCCCAACCTTCACTACCACCATCATCATTTTCGATAACCACATATACCTTATCCATTTTAAATCCTTTCAATTTTCACATTTTCTTTAATAAGTGATTTTAAAATATCCTTATAAACATCTTTCAATTCATTATTATCAACTCTTTCAATTTCCTTTATTAAATATTTCATTTCATCTGTTTCTTCAAAACTTATTTCATATTTAAGTTTTTTAATATCATTCATACTAATTTTCCTCAATTATATCCTTAACAAAAATAGGATATTTTTCAATCATTATCACCAATATTTCACTAGCGATTTCTCTAATACTAGCATGAGCATGAGAATCTAATCTCAATTTTAAAAAGTGTCTTATTTCTCTCAAATTCATTGTCATAGTTAAATTTGTTTCTGTACACAAAGGTAAAACACATCTAGCCTTATCTTTACTATCAAATTTATCATAAACCCCTTGTATTTCTTCACACAAGGTTTTTATATAGATTATTTCATCTTCAAGGTATGATTGGTCTAAAACTATATTAAAATCTCTCAAATCAACATATCGTGTCGATTCTTGACTGTATGATGCAAGTCTGTGTCTTACAATTTGATTTGCACAAGCCCTGTCAGTTCTAATTTTAAAAGTCAGACACTCGTGTTCAATTATAGATTCGTGTCCTATTTTCATAAGATTATATAAAAATTGTTCAGCTCCTTTTAAATTCTTACTCATCTTTGATTTATAACAAGATCTAGCTGCACTTTCTATTTTTCTTACCATTGTTTCATAATCTTTATCATCAATTAATTCAACCTTGTTTTTTAATACTTTCATTATTAATCTTCCTCACTATTATTTTTATTTATAATATTCACTTCAAAATCAACATACCGAGAGTTTTTGGGTTTATATTTTTTCCTATATCTAATAGTATTAATTCCAACCCCCATTTTTTCAGCCAATTTCCCCATAGAATAAGCTGATTTTATTACATCACCAAATTTAGTTTTGGAATAATACTTATATCGTGGGTATGTTCTTTTCTTTCTAGCCTTTTCATTCTTTCGTTTCTTCCAATTTTTCTTTCTTTCATTGACTTCATTTTCACATAAAGTGTATTCAGGTAAATAATAAACTTTTAAAAGTTCCTCACTACTGCGTTCTATTAATTCAAAGACATCAGGAAAATAATAAGATCCACTAAAATAAAGTCCATCTCTTTTTATTTCACCATCTCTCATCATTCCCCCACCATTTATACAGTAAAATATAGATTCATTATCTAAATCCTTATAAAAAGATTTTATCTTGCCTTCAAATACACATTTGTTTTCTATAAAACACTCTTCAAATTCATCAAATATATCTTTATCATGATATTCCATAATCACTCTCTTAGATAAGCATTTGTTTGTCTTATAACATCATGAGTTATAGCACTTGTAGAATCCATGTGAACGTTTATATTTAAATCTTTACACTGTTTATTTAGAAATTTTATATGATAAGATTCATTATCAAAATAAGAAACACTTTCAATCTCTCTACCGGTCAAATCTCCAACAAGTTCTTTTACAAAACCTATTTTGTCGATTCTCTCTTTTTTAGTTTTTGCTTTTAAAGCACCGTCAAAATATTCTCTCATACTAAATCCTCACTTTTTATCTTTTAACTCATCCATTTTTTCGAAAACATAATCAACTGTTGATTCGATTTCTTTTTTACTCATTTTACTAATATCTTCTATTTCATAATTTTTAGTCAAAGCTATAAAATACATTTCTTTTTTATTAGGTATTAAAATTGTTGAAATCACTATAATAATCCACAATATAGAAAAGATTAAAGTTGTATTTTTCAGTTTTTTCTCAAATCTTTTTCGCTCATCTCCTTTTAAAAAACATAAGTTATCAGAAGCATAAAGTATTACAAAACCTACAACCATTGGAATTAAAACAAGTAAAATAAAACTAACTGCCCTAATCCCACTTAAAACTGAAATCAAATAAATAATCTTTCCCATTTATAAATCCTCACTTTTCACAAAAGTCCCGTTTATAGTCTTTCCTTTTCTTTTACTAATCTTTTTATAAGCCATCTCCAAACAAACAACAGGATCAATTTCCAAGTCCTCGCATAAAATAATTAATGTTACAAAAATATCTCCCATTTCAAGCATCATATCCTCTCGAATATCAACTAAATCTCTATTTATAAAACCTATTGAACTATCAAACTCCGTTTTAAACTCAAAAACTTCCTCAATAAACTTCATAAACTGCTTATCAGCATTTTCTTCATGGAGCAAGTCTTTATCATTCGCCCATTCCAAAACTAACTCTTTTAATTCTCCAAAACTTTTATTCATCTTCTGCCTCTCTATATCCCCAGTCAAAGAAACTCATTACATACTCATACAATTCCTTTTCAACTTCTTCTTCGGTTAAATCATCATCTAATTCTAAAACATCTTCTGTAAAATCTAAATTTGCTGTAATTTTATATTTCATTATTTTAAATTCTTTAATTCTCTAATAATTTCTGCTAATTCATCAAAATTTTCATAAACATCATAAAGATAGTTATTGTAATAATTGTTTGCTTCCTCCAAAGCTTCTATAATAATTTCTAGTTGCTCTTCATCATATCGCAAGTTATAATAATTTTTCTTATCACTCATTCTTCCACCTCAATCATTTCAAAGTCTGACAAATCTGTATTATATTTTTCTTTAATTTCCCCAATCTCTTTAAGGGTAAATTGATTTTTTACCCACCTATATGTTATTTTAGAACATAAATCTAGCTTATATTCTACAAAATCCATTCCTAAATATTTGCTTGATCCATTATGAAATCTAAAATATCTATGCTTCAAATAGAACTTAATCTCTTTTTCTTCTCTATCTGGTATAGGTGTTTTTGCATATTCAACAATTAAATCAAAGAGTTTATCTTGATTTTTCCATTCCACATCTACAAAACAGAAAGATTTAATAACATACATTCGTTTAGTAGATACTGTAGCAACGGTAAGTCCTTGACTCATAATCTCTATTTGTGAATAAACTTTACGAACCTTATATCCTAATTCCTCAACTCTTTTAATAAATTCCTTAGTTTTCATACAAACTATTTCTCCTATAACTGTTCAATTTCCTTTATTGCTTTTTCTTTAATTTTTAAAATAGCTTCCTTTTCTCTTTCGTCATAATTTTTAAACCATTTTTCTTTAAATTCTTTTAAAGTTTTTCTATATCTTTCTTCTCCATAATCAGCCGACAACCACCATTCCAAATCATGAGTTAGTTCAGCAAAATCTTTGACAAATTCATTCATAACCTCATCACGCATTTCACCAACTAAATTATTTTCAATACTGTAACAAATATAACTTAAAGAACCTCCACTCATTTTTTATTCCTCCTATATATATCTATTATCAATATAATTGCATTACCTATTAAACTTCCTAAAACAACCCGAAATATCGTATATAATATATTCATTCTTCCACCCTCATTTCTTCATAGTGATAAAATCCACCTTTAAGTCTTTCTTCACTTACATATTTCTTAGCGGTAAGAAGTTTAGAAAATATCTTATCAACTTTTAAAACTCCATCGTCACTTAATTTGTAAACTATATAAACTTTTTTCATTCTATCCCCTCAATTTCTAACTGACCTTCAATCTGTTTCAAATCATCAATTATTTCTATACTTTCTATACAGTTCCAAAAATTCATCTGACTTGGATAAAGTATACGATTTTCCCAAATTATATATTTTTCTTCATAATCAGTTTCTTTGTAGTCTATTTCAAAAACTGACTCATCTACTTTTTGATTATTTAAACTTATAAAATAATACATTTTTACTCCTCGTACAGCATGTTTTCAATCCAATCACAATCTTCTATTATTCTGTCTATTTCATTACTTTCTTTGACAGAGATTGTTCCATTAGAAAGAATCACAAGATATTTCTCTTCAAGATTTTCATCACCTATTATTATTTGGTTTATAGCATCTGTATTAACATAGATAATTTCTCCATCCATATCTATAGCTTTTATTAAATTCATTGTTTTCTCCTTTTATTTATTCAAAATTATTTATATTTATAAATTTAATTCATTTTTCAAACGTAACCAAAGTAACTTCAACGTAACCCTCAACGTAACCGTTATGATGTTTATATTTCAATATTTATATTATATATTTCTTTAAAAGTTATAAGGTTACTTATAACTCCCAAAAGTTATTCGTAATTCTATATGTTTGTTTTTCTAAAGAAACAAACGTCCAATATATATAGAAAAACTTTTGAGAAATAAGACGTAACCATAACTTCTCCCTACAAACCTTGATATATCAACAAAGAAGAGAAAGGGTGAAACGTAACCTTTTCTATTCTTCTTCATTAAATTCAAAACACCTTGTAGCTTTCCCGTTAATTTTCACAACTTTCACTTTCATTCCAAAATTTTCTAGTATTGCATTCCTAATCATATTTTCTGAATATTTAACAGCGTTATCTTTACACCATTGTTCATAATCATCATAAACGTCTCTAACAGGCTTTCTCACAAAATCCTCACTTCTATAGTCCTCCAAATATATCAAAGCAGGATTGTTCTCTTCGTGATAAGAAACATTAAAATCTTCAACAATTTTACTTTCTGTAAATCCACCATTTTTATAAAGTCTCTTATATCCTTCAACAATCAAACTTATCCAATATTTAAGAGCTTTTTCACTTGTTAGATTTGTAATAAACTTGGGATCTTTCTTTTTAACCTTTGTATACATTGGCAGCCATAAAACACGTCTTTTATACGATTCACCTTTTTCCCAAGATTTAAGCATATGATTAGAGGTAAAAATCAAAGAACCCGTAAAATACATATCTTCAGCACTTTTGTACAACTCCCTTGTTGAGATATAATCGCAAGTAGATATATTCTTTAAAACTTTCATATTCCTATCATCAATAGCTTGGTCTTGTATATCATCTCCAAGGTTAGCTAATTTCCCTTTAAATGAGGGTAGGTAGCGTTCATCAGACAATTCTGATATAGACATACCACTAGCATTTTTAGAGCCTAAAATCGTCTTTATAATTTGCAGTAAAGTACCTTTACCATTTCCCCCGTCACCTATAAAGATAAAAAACTTTGCCAACAGTCTTTTAAATTCAGGGTCAACAATCAAAGTATGACCCAATATTTCAAGTAAAAGATTTCTGTAGTCCTTATCATGACCCGTTAAATGGTCAATGTAATTATCAACAACAGCAATCTTTTCTACCTTTTCCTCATAGTCAATATCAATCATATAAGGTGAAAAAGTATCAGTAACCAAATCAATAAACTCACCATCTTTGAGATATCCATTTCTAAACTTAATAGGAAATACAGTAGCTTGGTCAATCTTCTTGCACCTATACTCCATTTGCTTGATAACCTCATCAACATATCTTGATTTTTGCCTACCTACTTTTTCATAAACTTTCTTTTGTAGTAAGGATTCCTCAAAAGTATATTCACCATCAACTTTGAAGTAATATCTTTGACCATACTGAACAAAATTAAGTTCATTCATTAACCATGTGGCAACCTCATATTCTGTTATCTCTTCACTATCAAGACTCATTTCTCTTGTTAGCTCTTGCATTTCCCTATCAGGCAAGGGTTCTTCAAATATATTTTCATTTACAAAGTTAAGTATCTTTCTCCACTCTCTAATACCCGTTAGTTGAGTTCTTAACTTAAATAACTTATTATTCCTACCTTCACCCTCACTTAAACCTACAAGAGTATCAAATTGTTTATTAGAATTAAATATATAAGGAGCATCTTCCCTTATACCTTGGTTTTCAATTTCTCTTAATACACCATTTCTTTTGATAGTAACAGCCTTAGTATTTCCCTTATGTTTTATTTCATAAGGAAAGCCTAAAGGGGAAATTCTATTAGCACCCCTTTTGAAATCATCAGGCTTTTTAAAATAGAAATGTACTCCCCTATCAGTCCATACTGTTTGAGTTTTTATATCAAAAGCAATAATAATCTTTTTAATTAATTCCTTATCCAAACTGTCAATATCAATAACATAATCATTTTCTTCTAATATCCAACCAGCGTCTTTAAATGATTCGTGTCTATCATATACGTCAGCATCTTTGTTTGAATATTTTTGTCCTTGTTCAAATTCTACATACACATTTTATCCTCCTACTACCTACAACCCTAACACCATCTATTTAAATTCTTCATTGTTAAATCGTAGTACCATTGTTTATCTATAATCTCTTTAAAATTCTTCAAATTTTTCAAATCATCATTCCATAAATACATTTGATCAGGTGTATCGGCAAACTTAACAAGTCCACCATCTTGTCTTTTCTTTAGTATTTGTATTCCTCTATGTGTTGCAAAAACCCTATTTATCTTAGTTTTCAATAATTCATCAGGCTTATCACGATTAACAATACCTTTATAAGTGTTACCAGCCTTTAGGATATATTGAAAAAGTAAAGGATTATCAAGATTTTCAAATATAGTTTCTTCAACACTTTTTCCATAAACAAAATAGTCAACCAAAGCTATATGAGTTATCCTTATATCATTATTAGCAAAATAATTATTTTCATGATATTTATTAACATCATCACCTTTAACCTTTATCTTGTCTTTATCAGTCAAGGCTATATAGTTGTTAACGTCTTTCTGCCACCACTTTTTAAAATAATCTGTATCAAGTGATAAGTTAAATTCCTTTTCCCAATCAGAAGCTACTTTTTCATCATCATTTCCATCAAGTGTATAAGCTACACCGTCAGTATTGATGTTTATTATCTTTGCACCAATAGAAGCAAGTCTTTTTGCTAATACATATACAGCAACTTGCCCATGTATACATATAGAATAAGCAAGTTTAGGTTGATTTAGTTGGGAATATTTGTTATTTAAAAGCCCGTAAGTTGAATTTAAAATAAGCTTATAAGGAGCTTGTTCTTTCTTTTTTCCCTCATGTTTTAATTTAAGTCTATAGTCAAGAATTTCCTTATATAATTTTGTTTTATCAACAAGTCCGTTCAGGTTTATTAATAGATTTGGATACATTGATGCAACATCTTTTAACCTAACATCACTAGCCTTCACAAAGCCTTTAGGAGCACCATGAAGACCTCCCCAACCAAACTTTATTTCATTTCCAAACTCTTCTATAATAACTTTCTTTTTCTTAAATTTATGATCAATACTATTAGGTAGTTCACTCCACATTTCTCTCACATCTTCATTAACATGAGATAAAAGTTCGTCATTTGGTAAAATTCCAGTTGTAAATAAAGTTTGTTTACTTTTTAAAATCTGCCCTACTATAGAAGTCGTATTCCACTTATAAGCCTTATCTCTAATCTTTTTATCATCAATCATATCTACAATTGCTTGTTTAGATTCAAAATAGTCATTTCTCATTTTGAATATTTTGATAGTATTTAAAACGTCATATTCACAATATTTAAGAGTTTCTAAATTCTCATTTGGTAAAAGCTCTCTATCAATATTAAAATCAACACTAGATTCTATAATAGATACACCCAAATTCCCTTCAACCTTTTTTAAAGATGGTTTAGATATATCGATCTGTTGAAAACAATCAAGCGACTTATAAGGTAAATCATTGGTATATTTCAACCAACCTAATTTTTTACCACCTATAATATTGTCATTAGATTCCTTTAAAATCTTTTGTTTTTCATCTAAAGAAAGTCCGCCTTGTAGCATAACTTTCATTATCCTATCATCATAAAAATGGTTGTTATATCCAACCAATGTTTTTCCCTTTACAAAAGATTCAAGATTTTCATAACCTTGTTCGATAGAAATTCCTCTATCAAGATATTCACCTAATCCATTCAAGGATGATGAAAACACCTTTACAGTATTTCCATCAATATCCTTAAATACAACCATGGAATTATATTTGAAAACTTCTATATCAAAGAATAGATAATCTTCATACATTTATAGTTTTTCCTTATTTATTGTTGTCTGCCCATTGAGGTTTCTTTATATCTCCAAAAGGAAATTTACCAAAGGCAACCTTAACTTCTACCATTATTTCTTTTCCTAATATTTCGTCAGAGTTACTAACACTAACTCCAAACTTGTCTTCAAATTTTTCAAATTGTTTTACCTTCTTTTGAGGATTAGTGAACCATTGTTTCAAATCTTCCATATAATCAGCGTAGGTCATTTTTGTTTCATAAAGTTTTTCATCAATTAGGTATTTAATAGAAATTTTTGTTCCAGTATCTTCAACACTTTCGATTTTTGTATTAAAAATCATTCCCTTTTGATCTTTAGAAAATTTAATAATCTCTTCACTTTCCCACATTGAGTTGAATTTTTCATACCTATAAACATTAAATTTATCTCCAACCCTATCTGACAGTTTAGAAAAGTCTTTCTCAAAATATTCATCACACCACTTGTCAACTTTTTCAGCCTTTTCCTTATCATCTTTCCATTTTCCATTATCAAAAACTTGTTTGTTAAAATTGACTTCTAATATTTCTCCGTTTTCAATATCTAAAAATTTTAAAACTGCTTTTTTATCATTGTTTTCATAAACTACTTCTACCAATTCTAAATTTTCTCTTAAATTATCTGCCATTATATTTCCTCCAATTTATATTCGATATCATTTTCTTTAAGTAACATTTCTACAAAGTTTTTATCTTTCTTTCCAATAATTCTAAAGATATAAACTTCTTCTATATCCGTTTCTATTTCCTTTAAAACTTCTTTTTGTTTTTGTATTTCATCTTCTTTTTCTTTCAAAACTTGAAGAACAGTTCCTAAATCTTTAAATTCTTTGTATAAGCTTATCCCGTCTTTCTTATCATCTCTTTTTGATAAAATCTCCAGATCTCTTTCAAAACTTTCAAGCTTATCAACCATTTCTTCTTCAACACTTTTCATGCTTATTGATTTATTTAAGTGTTTGTTGTCAAGAAAATCATCAAAGTTCATTAGTTTAGCATACTGATATTGATCTATTCTTTTATTCCAAATTTCTTCAATCTGATTTTTCTTATTATCTCTTTCAATCTCTTCAAGCTTTCTAACTTCATTTCTTAATTTTGTATCAGCATCTTTAACTATCTTTTCAATATTTTTTATTTGAGAATTGAAAACTTCATAAGGTTCAAGAATTTCTTTTTTAATAGCTATTCTTCTATCGTTAAGTTCTTTAATAGCCTTATTTGCACTAGCAAGAACCTTTTTAACTTGTTTGATATTAGAATCGTCAAGTTCAATAGATTCAATAAATTCTGCAACTTCTTTTCCTTGATCTATTAATTTTTCATATTCAGGAAAAGATATTACAGGTTTTACAACCTTTATATTTTCATTTTTTAAATCAAGATAATTATTCTCCATCTTCTTCATCTCCCACCATCTTTATGTTTTTAAATTCCATTTTGTAGGATAATATGTTTTCTTTTTTATATATTTCTTTAAATAATTTATCTTCATAACCGAGTAGAGAAATAATCACATACTCATCTTGAAAATCAATATCTATTACGTTATAGTAAGTCTCATGCATTCCACAACTAAAATGAATTGTCAATGTTCTTTCATTCTTCTTATCAAATTTTATAACTTCTTTTTCTTCCATTGTTTTCTCCTAATAAAATCTCCTACTCTTATGAAGTTCAATCCATTCACTATCTTTGTTTCTTCTTCCTAAAAAATAAAACAATTGACTTTTTTGAGTGGATAAGTGTCTTTTAGCACCTTTATAAACGTTATATCCATACTTTTTATAAGCTTGATTTCTTGCAAGTTCTATCTTTTTTTCATCATGATTGGATTCAATAAAGAAATAATCGTATTTAATCCTTGGAGCATTTTCCAAAGAATAAGTGTCTGTTGCATAAATAAATGCGATACCTTTAATTTCTACAACATAACCACTACAAGGTACATCATGAATACACTTAAAAGCCCTAATATTTCTATCCTTAAATCCTAAAACCGTTTCATCTCCTACAGGATAATCAAGCTTTATCAAATCGCTCACATCATAATTTCCAATTATTTTAATTCTTGGAAAATCTTTTAATATTCTTTTTACAGTAGCTCTATTTACATGATCTGTATGTCTATGAGTTATAAATATATATTTGATATCGTAAAGATAATCTTTAATTTTCTTATAAGGTAAACCAATATCAAACATCATATCTTCAATGACAACACAATTTCCGTCTGACCCACTACCCAAAATTGCATAATTAAGTTTTTCTATCTTATCTCACCCACCATTCTTTCCATTTGTCTTTCACGTCTTTTAATTTCATTATTTAAAATCCTAAACTCATTGGAATTATTTGAGTTAAGACCTTTTGCTTTCATAAACCTTAACTTAAATTCAAGGCTTCTAATTCCTAAATTTTTAATACTTTCTACATATTCGTCTTCTATTCTTTTTAAATTTTCTTCCATATTCTTAAACTTTCTGCTATAATATAAATGTGTTTATGGGCTTCTTTTAGCCCTTTTTCTTTTGTTCTTATCTAGATATAGCACCAAGAATATTAATGAAAAATAAGAAAAGTGCCCCACTACATCTTTGAACATCATTTTTTCCCATTAATGTTAAAAGTAAAAACAAAACAGAGAGAAAAACCATCATCATACATTCTCTTTTTTTATCCTTTTCACTAATCATCAAATATCTTGGTAAACCAAAATCTTTAAAATTTCTATACTTTTCACTTCTTTTCATGATTTTCTCCTATAATTTTTCAATCAATAACCTAATTTCACGTCCAACCTTTAACCTATCTTCAAAAGTTGAAGCACTAATAAAATCATTCATATAAATATCAATCATATCCTCATACAAAACTTTCTTTTCATTTTGATTATTAGAAAAAGAATTAAGAATAATAAATTCACGTTTCCCATTCTCTTCCTTACAATCAATCATTCCAAGTTTTTTAAGTCTATGAACAGTAACCTTGACAAGATTTTCATTAAAACCCGTAAGCTTTTCAATTTCCTTGTTACTAATAGATGGATTTTTCAAAATCTCATCAAAGATTACTTCTTTACTACTCTTCATAACTTCCTCCATAAACTACCTTTGATAATTCAAACAAAGATTTCTTCAAATACTTATTTTCCTCATCTAATTTCTTATTCATATCCTTAAGATCTCTTACTGTTTTTAAAGTTGGACTTTCTTCTTCGGATAACTCAATTTCCCTAATTTGCTTAATAGGAAAACAAACTTTAGAAAGCTTGGTTCGGGTTAAAACACCTTGACCTTCAAGTTTGTAAATATATCCTTCAGTACAAGACCACCTCTTAGCAAGTTCTTTGATAGGAATAACAGTTTTCTCCATGTTTTTCTCCTTATTGCAAAGAAACAATTAATCCTCTTTTGTTTCTTGTAGCGTAACATTGTTGGCAAAAAAAATATCAGTAGGATTTTTAATTTCAAAAATATCAATAAGTTCAAATATTTCATCGGAATTAAATATTCCCTTTTTTAATTTAATACTCATTGTATTTTCTGAAATACCAAGCATCTTAGCAACATCTTTTTGATTTTTACCATTTTCTACGAAAATAGCTTTTAGTTTATTGACATTAATCAATTAATCACCTCCTTTACTCGTTTGTTTCTTATCACGTAACTATATAATAACACCGTCTTTGTATCGTGTCAAGTAATTTTTTGAAAGATTTTAATATTATTTGTAACACGTCAAGAAATATTGTATAATAGAGTCAAGTTAAATTATATGAGCTAGGAGAAATGATATGAATATAGGAGATAGAATTAAAAAAAGAAGAAGTCAACTGAATATGACTTTAGATGATGTTGGAAAATTAGTTGGAGTAACAAGAGCAACAATTCAAAGATATGAAAATGGAAATATTATAAACATTCCCTCTGATAAAATAGAGTTGATTGCTAAAGCATTACGAACTACACCTTCATATTTAATGGGGTGGGAAGAAGATAAAAAACAAACAAATAAACTCCTAACAAATGAAGAAAAAGAAATTCTTGAACCTTACAATCAATTGAATACTGAAGGTAAAAACAAATCAGTTGAATATACTTGGGATTTGGTTGCTTCAAATAAATATGAAAAAACAGAAACAGTAGAAATAATTGGTGGAGCAGCTGCTGGTAACGGATTTAGCTACATTGATGAAATAACAGCTAATAAAATAATACCTAAAAAACAAAGACCAGCCTATGATATGATCATTCCAGTAGAAGGAGATTCTATGGAACCAAAAATTCATGATGGTTCTTTAGCTTTTATAAGAGTGAGCACAGATTATGATAACGGGAAAATATATGTTGTAGATGCTGATGGAAAAGTTTATATAAAAAAAGTTTATTTTAATGACAGAGAAATTATTTTAAAATCTATTAATTCATCTTATAAAGATATTCACATAGAAGATTTAGATACATTTAGAGTAATAGGAGAAGTTGTAGATTGGGAATAGAATAAATTAAAAAGGAGTTTTTATGAATAATTTAAAAGAAATTTTGTTGAAAATTAGTATAGTTATAAGTTATTTTTTTATTATTATAGTCCTTATAATAGCTATTTTATCTAAAAGTATAACAATGGCTATCTTAATATTTACTCCACTATTTACCATAACTTATTTATTAATAGATAGGAGAAAGTTATATAAAGTAGAAAAAATTCAAGAAAAAATAATTAAGTTAGAAAATGATAAAAATAATTTAGCTTCTGATATTGTAGGTTTAGAAAAAAATAAAAATGAATTGAATACAGAGGTTAAAAATTTAAAATCAGAAATCAATAATTTAGACAAAGATAAAGAAGAAAATAAAAAGACACTCAATGAAGAGGTTATAGATATTGAAAATTCGATAAAAGATTTAGAAGCAAAAAAAGAATCTATTAAAGAGAATTTTAGAAAAGAAGCATTAGAAGGCTATTTAGAAAAATTAAAAATTGAATACTCCTCTGAATTAAAAAAAGATAATGAAGAATTAGAAAATAAAAGCATTACATTAAAAAATGAATACAAAAATTTACAAACAGATTATGAAAATTTAAAACAAGAATACGATGAATTAAATTCGCATAGTTATGGAATAGTGCCCACAGACTTTCAGTTTGAAAAATCAGAAACTTATAAAATGAAATTAGACAATATTCATTTAAAAGAAAAAGAAATGATTGCTAGATTAAATAAAAAAGTTAAAAATGGTAGAAAAATAAGCATCTTATATGACAACCTAGAACAACTATCATTTTTATATTTTAACATGGCTTGTGATTATAATTTATCTAAATTAAATTTTAATAATTATCCTACCAGAATCAAAGAAATTGAGAAACTACATTCAACAATTTTTAAAGTGACAGAATATAATGTTGATATTCCAACTCAATATAAGGAATTAAAATTAGAAGAATTAGAAACCGCTTATTCCTATTACAAATTAAAAGAAAGAGAAAAAGAGATATTAAGGGAACAAAGAGAACAAGAAAAAGATGATTTAAAAGCACAAAAAGAAATAAAAGAAAAACATGACAAAATAGATAAAGAAATAGAAACTTTATCATTGGTTAAAGAAAAGATTGAAGAAAAAATTAAACTTGCAGCTAATGAAGAAATTGAAGCTTTAAAGCTTGAATTAGAAAAATTAAGAGAAAAAATTTCTGAATTTGAAAATGAAAAATCAGACTTAGATTACAGATTAAAAAATACTGGAGCAGGATATGTTTATATAATCTCTAATATTGGATCATTTGGAGAAAATGTTTATAAAATAGGAGTAACAAGAAGATTAGATCCATACCAAAGAATCCAAGAACTATCATCCGCTTCTGTACCATTCAAATTTGACGTGCACGCAATGATATTCTCCTACCAAGCTTATCAATTAGAGAACGAATTGCACAAGTATTTTGACAAACAAAGGATAAATAAAGTAAACAATAGAAAAGAATTCTTTAAGATAGATATTGAACAAATAAAGAAAATTTTATCATCTCATAAAGAATTGACCTTTGATTTTATTGAAGAAGCGAGAGCTCATGAATATAAAGAAAGTTTGATGGTTGTAAATGAATAAACCGTTAGTGTAAAATAATAGAAAATTTTGCACTAAACAAATTTTATGTGCAATATACCGATAAATATTACACAAAAAAAAAGACTCCCACGCTAATCACCACAAAAAGCCAGAGTCTTTATTCTTATACACAGAACTCGTCTGCTATTTAATTATAGCATACTTTAGGTAAAAATATAAGGAGAAAAACAATGGAAACGTCTTATACAATAAGAAAAAGAAAAGACAGTAACAAGTGGCAAGCTATAATTAGACAAAAAGAAAACAACACTTGGAAACAAGTTGAGTCAAAAACATTTGAGAAAAAAATCCAGGCAACACAATGGTCAAACAAAAGGTCAGTCTATTGGCAAAGAAAGATAGAAAATGATTACGAGAAAATGACTATAAAAGAATTAAAAGTTCTATACTTAAATTATCAAAAATCCAGAGTAAAAGAAAACACATTTTTAACCATAAGAAGCAATATTAATAATGCCGACTGGTTTGACGATAAAAAACCATTAGAAATTAAACCACATGAAGTAGATGATATAATATCAACTGCTTATTATTCTCATATTGCTTACATGGGACTATTTTTTAATTATTTAAACAATCATTTGAAATTAAGAGTAGACAATTTTTTCAAAGCAAAACAACCTAAAAAATCATCCAAAACTTTTGTTTTAAACAAAAAAGATTTAGAAAAAATAAAATCTCTTATACCAAACGAAACAGTAAAATTTATATGTACGTTTTTATTTTATACAGGATTGAGAATATCAGAATTGGGAGGACTTACCAATGATTGTATAGAAAATGATAGAATCATTATTTCCAAACAATGGAGTAGTAAAATTAGAAAATTTACGACTCTGAAATCAGAAAATGGAAAAAGAATAATACCCTTAAACCCTATTTTAAAATCAGAAATAAAGAAATATAAAAAGTTAAATAAGATAATTAATATTGACAACAAATTAATTGACATTTCAAATTTAACTGGTTTCGTGAATTACAGATTTAGAATGTATTTAAAAAATACAGAATATGAAGGTTTGAGTTGTCACGATTTTAGGCACTCCTTTATAAGCAACCTCGTATCAAACAACGTTGATGTAAATACAGTTGCAAAATTAGCAGGAGATAATATTAATACAATACTTGATAATTACGTTCACTCCACAAAGAGAGCAAACGAATTATCAGTAAATGCTGTGAACTCCCTATAA